ACAGCTCGATGCCAGGGCAAATTGTCCTAGACCTCTTTGGCGGCTCTGGATCCACGCTCATCGCAGCCCAAGAGACAGGTCGCCACGCTCGCCTAATGGAACTCGACCCCGCCTATTGCGACGTGATTGTCAAGCGCTGGGAAGACTTCACCGGTAACACCGCCATCTGTCAGCCTTCCGACGCCCACTTCGCCACGGAGCAGCAGGAGGCCTTCTAATGGCAGCCCCCCGCAGCACCAAACAAGAAACAATCGACCGCGCTAATCGCTTCGCCCGGATCATTGCAACCGGTGGTCGTAGGTCGGACTGCATTCGATTTGCAGCGGAAAACTGGGGGGTCGGACCGCGCACCTGCGATGCCTACCTGCAGCTCGCACGCGAGCAGCTCAAGGCTGACTGGGACATCGAACGCCCTCAGATGATTGCCGACCTACTCTCCCAGTGCTCCACCCTCCAACTCGAAGCACGCCGCGCTGGTCAATATCACATCGCACTTGGTGCCATCAATACCGCAGCCAAGTTGGCTCAGCTCTGCTCGTGAGCATCCTTGCCGCCGTCACTGGTGGATCAGTCCTAGAGCCGCCGCAACCGCTCAAGCTCGATCTCGACTTCAGGCCGCTGAAGCAATCGCTCTACACCTCCCTCACGGACGCCCAACGCCAGGTCTACGACGCCTCCACACGCTTTACCTACCTCTGCTCCGGTCGTCGTTTCGGTAAGACCTACCTCTCCCTCACGCGCCTGATCACTTGGGGCCTCGACCGTCCAGGCGGCCTCTTCTACTACGTGGCACCCACATACCGCATGGCCAAGCAGATCGCTTGGGTGCAGCTCAAGCAGATGGTGCCCCCAGAGATCTTCTCCCACAAAAACGAAACCGAGCTATCGGTCCACCTGGCTAACGGCAGCACGATCTTCCTCAAGGGTGCAGAAGATCCAGATCGCCTACGTGGTGTGAGCCATTCCGGCTGCGTCGTGGATGAAGCGGCCTACGTCCGGGAAGACGCCTGGACGATGGTGCTCCGCCCAGCCCTTTCCGATCAGCAAGGCCCGGCCTGGTTCACCACCACACCAGCAGGCCTGAACTGGTTCGCAGAAGCCTGGGATGCCGCCGACGACGACCCGGATGCTTCCACCTTCACCTTCAACACCTTGCAAGGCGGTCAAGTCAGCGCCGATGAAATTGAGGCGGCACGTCGCACCCTTGACCCCCGCACCTTCTCTCAGGAATACGAGGCCTCCTTCGTCAACCTCGTCGGTCGCGTAGTGCCTGATTTCAGTGACGACAACATCCGCGACGACCTAACCGATCTGGGCGGTGAGCTGATTGTCTGCGCTGATTTCAACGTCTCACCCATGCACTGGATCATTGGCCAGAAGGTTGGCAACCAGCTGCATTGCTTCGACGAGATCCACATCCGCGAGACCCATACCGACGAGGCTGCTTCCGAACTGCTGCGCCGCTACCCCGACCGCACGATCCGCGTCTATCCGGACCCCACCGGCCATGCCAGAAAGACTTCGGCAGGCGGCAAGACTGACCACGGGATCCTCCGCAGCCGTGGCCTCTGGGTGTCAGAGAACAAGCGCCCGTACATGCAGGACGACAAGCGCAATGCCATCAACGCCATGGTCTGCGATGCCAATGGCAACCGGCGTCTGTTCATCCACCCGCGTTGCAAGCAGACGATCAAGAGCCTGCGCAACCTGACCTTCAAGGAAGGCACCAACATGCCAGATAAGGAAGGCGGCTGGGACCACGGTTGGGATGCGCTGTCCTATGGCGTGATCGGTGTATTTGACCCGGTGCATCCCTGGAAGAGCACGACGGGCAAGGCGGTGCGCGGCGTGCGGCTGTACTGACTGGCGCTAGCCACGTCGATAGGCTAGTGTTAAGCGGTCGGGCAACCGACGCACCATTCCATCACTGCCATGACAACCACCCTCGCGTGGGTGGCGGTGATCCTGCTCTTCCCGCTCATCCTCCTGCTCTGGGCTACCGAGTCCCAGCAGCAGCGCATCCGTCGTCTGCATTCTGCAGGCCTGAGCCAGACCAAGATCGCCAGCCGCCTCAACCTCTCCCGTTACACCGTTCGGAAGGCGATTCTCACCACTTAGCGACGGAAACCTAGAGATAAAGAACCGGTGCATACACTCGCTGCCACCACCAATCTGAACCTTGCCTTGACCACCATCAAGGACCTACAGGTTCACGATCCTGGGATTCCGTGGTTGCGCATGGAACCCCGCTGGCGGCTCATCGAGCAGCTGAGCCTTGGCACCCTCGGCATGCAAGCTGCCGGCCGTCGCTACCTGCCGCAGGAGCCAAAGGAAGACGACGAGAGCTATCAGGCACGCTTGGCCCGCTCGGTCTGCCCGCCCTACACGCTGCGCCTAGAGCAGATGCTGGCAGGCATGCTCACACGCAAACCGGTGCGTCTGGACAACGTGCCCGACGTGATCCAGCAGCACCTCTATGACGTGGATCTGAGCGGTGCAGATCTCAACGTCTACCTGCAGGATCTGGCACGGAAGGCCATCCGCTACGGCCACGTTGGTGTGCTGGTGGATTTCCCCCGCGGTGATGAAGGTGATGAGTCGCCCGTCACTGACTTCAGCCGCCCGTACTGGGTCAGCTACACGCCCCGCGACATCCTCGGCTGGCGCACCGATGTGGTGAACGGCAGCCAGCAGCTGACGCAGCTGCGACTGCGCGAGCAGGTGGTGGTTCCTTACGGCGAGTTCGGCGAAGAGCTGGTGGAGCAGATCCGCGTACTCGAAATTGGCCGATTCCGTCTCTACCGCAAGCAGGCATCCAAGAACCGCGACTGGGAACTGATCTCCGAAGGCACTACCACCCTCGATCAAATCCCCTTTGCGGTGGCCTATGCCAACCGCACCGGCATCCTCGAATCCACCCCGCCACTAGAGGAAGTCGCCTGGCTAAACCTCAAGGCCTACCGCTGCGAATCCGATCAGGCCAACATCCTCCACGTCGCCGCTGTCCCCCGTTACAACCTCTTCGGTGTACCGGCTGAAGTTGACGAGCTAGAGGCTGGTCCCAATTCGGCCATGGCCTTCCCGGTCGATGCCCGCGCTGAGTTCACCGAACCCACCGGCACTAGCTACCAAGCCCGTTTCACTGAGCTGGATCGCATCGAAAAGCAGATCGCGGAGCTGGGTCTCGCTGCAGTCCTCGGTCAGAACATGACCAATCAGGCCGCCGAATCCAAGGCCATTGAGCGCAGCCAAGGTGATGCTGCTCTCCAGGCAGTGGCCATCGGCCTGCAAAACCTGGTCGACAGTTGCTTGCAGTTCCACGCCGCCTACCTGAACCTGCCCACCTCCGGCAGCAGCATGGTCAACAACGACTTTGTGGCCCGCACGCTGGAGCCTGCCCACGTGGCTGAGCTGATCAAGCTGCGCGTGAACGGCGACATCACTCAAGAAACGCTGCTGATCCAGCTGGCCGACGGTGAGTGGCTCTACGACGACTTCAACGTCGATGCCGAGATTGAAGCCACGGCCGCACAGCAAGCACAACGCCTAGACGCACAAGCCGCACAGCTAGATGCCAACCTTCAGCAGTTGAATTGATTGGCTAGCGAGCGCTAGTTATACTTTCAGCGATACGTCGTTTGTTGCTGTTTTGTCTGACGATCTCGATCAGCAAGAGTCACTAAGTCAATCCTCGGTTGATTCTTCAGCGCTGCAGTCGAAGATTGAATCCCTGATCCAGCACAACCAAAAGCTGGAGCGCCAACTCGGCCAGGCCAAAGACAAGCTGCGGGCTGTGCCGGATGGCGTGGACGTTGATGGGCTGATCAAGTTCAAGCAAGAACACGAGCAGGCGCAGCTGGAGCAACAGGGCAAATACTCCGAAGCACGGCAAGCCCTTGAAGCGCAGTTCCGTGAGCGCGAATCACAACTGCAGCAACGTTTGGAAGCGCTGGAAGCGGAGAACCGCGAGCTGAAGTTGATCGGTCCTGCTGTGGCGGCACTGGCTGACACGGTGCATGACCCTGACGAGGTGATTCGCCTGAAGCTCAAACCTGAGCAGATCGAACGCGAAGCCGATGGCACCGTGGTCGTTGTCGATGGCTATCAGCGCACACCAATTAACGACTGGGCGCGCTCCAGCCTGCCGCAATACCGCTTGAAGGCACCCAAGCCCCAAGGCACTGGCGCACCCGTGGGCCGCAGCACCGGTGGCGGTGAGTTGCCAGCTGGCAGCAAGAACCCCTTTAGCCGCGAGCACTACAACCTCACCGAACAGGCTCGCATCTACAAAACCGATCCTGAGTTGTACGCACGCCTTAAAGCCGCTGCTGGTAAGTAACACGCAGCGGAATACTTAGAGGTAACGGGTAGCTGTTGGCGCCCTGAATGGCTGTTGGCCGCCTTTTGTAAACCTTTTTCCTGGAGAACACCATGGCTGCCACTGTGCGGTCGGACATTGTAATTCCCGAAATCTTCACGCCATATCTTGAGGAGGCCACAACCCTCAAGAACGCATTCATCGCTTCTGGCGTTGTTCAGCCACTCGCTGCCCTGAACGGTGGTGATGGTGGCGACTACGTGAACGTCCCCCACTTCGCTGCCAACCTCAGCGGCGATGCTGAAGTCCTGAGCGACTCCACTTCTCTGACACCTGGCAACATCACCGCCGATAAGCAGCGCGGTGTGTTCCTGCACCGTGGTCGTGCTTGGGGTGTGCGTGAGCTGGCCAAGCTGGCTGCTGGCGCTGATCCCATGGCTGCCATTGGCAACAAGGTCGCGTCCTACATCGCCTTCCAGCAGCAGAAGGATCTGCTGGCCACCCTCGCTGGTGTGTTTGGTGCTGTCGGTTCCGCTAACACTGGCGCTGCCTTCATCGACCTGACCTTTGATGCTGGTGGTTCGGGTGAAACTGCCCTGACCCCACGTCACGTGGCCAAGGCTCGCAGCCTGCTGGGCGATCAGGGCGACAAGCTCTCCGCCATCTGCATGCACTCCGCTGTCTATTACGACCTCGTAGAGCGCCGCGCCATTGATTACGTGACCGCCGCTGAAGCTCGCACCACTGCAACCGCATCTAACGGCTCTATGCCAGATGCTTTTGGTGGTTCGATTGCTGGTGCTTTCACTGCTGATGACAGTGTTCCCTTCTTCATGGGGATGCGCTGCATTATTAGCGACGACGTGCAGACCTCTGGTTCTGGCTCCAGCAAGAAGTACGCCACCTATTTCTTCACCCCCGGCGCTGTTGCCTCTGGCGAACAGCAGGGCCTGAAGACCGAAGTGGACCGCGACATCCTCGCGCTGGCTGACTACATGGCTGTGTCTTGGCATAACTGCTACCACCCGCTTGGTGCGCAGTACCAGACCGGCGGTGGTGCCAACCCCAGCCAGGCAACCTTGGCCACCATCGCTAACTGGACCAAGGTTTATTCCACGAAAAACATCGGAGTGGTTCGTGGCACCGTCACTTCCAACTTCGATTGAGGTTGAACGATGGGATTAACAGGTTTCAACCTGGCCCGTCGTGAAGAAGAGGAGGCTGCTGCGGCAGCCTCTGTTCCTTCCGAGCCAGCAGTCTGTGAGGCCCCGGTGCCTCAATGTGAAACACCCAAGCGTGGTCGCAAGAAGGCTGAGGAGGAATCCTGATGGCCGTCTTTCCTTCCACTGAACAGGTGGGTGGTGCTGGTCAGGTTGGCTTTGAGCTGATCACTGATACCAGTGCTCACACCGGGCGGTTCTTCCGCCTCTATGCCCTCGAAGCCACCGTGATCAACACGGCCACGGTTCAAAACGCTTCCGGCAACACCTTCTCTGCTGTGCCGATCCCGGCCGGTGGTGCCATTGATGGGTTGTTCACTTCGGTGACGCTCACCAGCGGCAAGGTCGTGGCCTACAAGCTCTGATGGCGACCAAAGCCAAGGCGGGCAGTAGTGCTCGCCTTTTTCAATCTCCGCCCAAGCGCACGCGCCAAGGGCAGGGCAAGCGCAGTCGCCCTAACCATGGACGCAAGAAGCTAAGGGGCCAAGGCCGTGGCTGATCTCTCCCAGCAGATTGAGGTGTTCCTCCGCAATGCGTTGCGGCAGCGCAAGCTGGAAGATCGTCTGATCCGTCAGGCGTTGCGTGATCTGCGCAGCACCTTGGCTGCTGTGGAGCGTGTGGTCGGCAGCTCTGGTGTGCTGGCGGTTGGTGTTAACCGTGAGCGCACCATTGCTGCCATTACTGCAGCAGTAGCCCGCAGCGTGCAGGATTCCTTTGGTGTGCCGCAGCTGGCGGCCTTGCAAGACGCCTTGGCGCCTTTTGTGGAGCAGCAGCTGGACTATGCCCGCAAGCTGGTGAGCATGGCGGGCGGGAACCTCAGCGCAGAAGGTGCCGGCCAGCTCAGCCAAGTGCAGGTGCAGCGCCTCGTGCATGAGGCCGTGGTCGGTGGCAAAACCTTGAGCGCTCAGCTCACGCAAGCTTGGCCCGCCACCGTCGCCGACCGCGTAGAGCGTTTCATCCGCCTAGGCCTATCGGACATCGGTGGTGAGACGTTTGCCACCTACCAGAACGCTGTGGTACGCGTCACCGAGAACAACGTCGAAGCCATCGTGCGCACCGCCGTCAACGAAGTGGGCAGTGCCGCACAACAAGCCATCTATCAATACGAAGCCGACCCGGACTGGCTGGATGCCGAGGGCTTGGTCTGGACCGCACTGCTGGATTCGGCGGTCTGCCCGATCTGTTTAGCCCTAGATGGAAAGCGCTTCCCGCCCGACTACCAGAAGGTCTCGCCTCACCTGCAGTGCCGCTGCAGCCTCGTGCCTTGGAAGTGGCGCAACGAGGATATGCGTGATCCCAATGGCAACCCTGTTGCACCCCGTCGCCTCGCCGATGGTGATGGCGCTGAGCAGCCGCTGGACTTCAAAGTGGCCGCCAAGCAGTGGGTCAAAGACAACCCCCAGACCGCTCAGGCGATCTTCGGCAAGAAGCTTGGCCAGCGGCTCGTCGACGGTGAGATCAGCTTCGATAAAGCCGTCAAGCAGTGGGCCGCGCCAAAGGCAAGTTAGTGCTAAGCGTGCGATGCCATGACCGTCACTGTTGTTGCTACTGCTGGCTCGGCTTTGGCCAATAGCTACATCAGTGTGGCCACTGGTAATGACTTGGCCGACCTGTACCTCGGCACGCTGAATTGGACATCAGCCAGTACCGATAACAGGGGTCGGGCGCTGATCATGGCGACGCGTTACCTCGACGAGTTGCGCTACATCGGCGAGAAGGCATCCACCAGCCAAGCATTGGCCTGGCCCCGCAGTGATGCTGCCTGCAATGACTGGACCTTCACCACCATCGAGATTCCGCAGCCGATCAAGCAAGCCACCTTTGATCTGGCCGAGGCCTTGCTCGGTGACAGCACACTGCTGACCGTTGCTGGTGCTGGCAGCACCGAGCTGATCCCTGGCATTCCTAATGCCAACCTCAGGCGTGCCCGCGTCGATGTGATTGATGTGGAGTTCAACAGCGTGCAGCAAGCCGAAAGCAAGAACGCTTTGAACGTCGTGCCTCACCTCAAGCAGGTGCTCGGTTGCTTGTGCTTAAGCAAGGCATCATCTTCTGTTGGGGCTGTCCAAGTCTTGCGAAGTTAGACTGAATGTATGCGCATCGCTGAAGGCCAACTTTCATTCTTCAGCACTCCGTCTGAACCGGAGAAAAAGCGCGTTGAGCATCATCTCGCCAAGCCGTTTACCAGAGAAGAGCAGCGGCGCTTTGGTCGGATGTATGCCGAAAACATCGGCCTGATCCGCATGTTCGGCGGGAAGCTGTGCCGCAAGTATCGGCACTGCATGGCCACCGAAGACATCTTCTCCTGCGTCGACATCGCGTTCCTCAAGTCGTGCCGTGCCCATGACCCCGAACGCGGGAAGCTCAGCACCATCTTCTGGACGTTTGCCCAAGGAGAGTGCCTGCACTTCCTGCGCGGCAGCAACTGGACCATTAAGGCCACCCATAAAGCGCGTCTCTTGGGTAATAGCGCTAGGAAGCTCATGGCGCTCGGTTGGACCTCGCTAGCGATATGCAAAGAGCTGAGCTGCACGAAGACCGAGCTGAAAGATGCGCTGCTGGCTACCGCTGGCGTCGCCCATGACGTCAAGGGCTTTGATCTGCATGTCTGCCCTCGGCCCACACCGTGGGAAGTGTTGGAAGCGGAAGAAGATCGGTTGGCGGCAAGTTAGGGCTACAAGCCACAGGAACGATCATGGCGACCGGAGCCTTCTTCGCGGCCCTTGGGTATCGCTTCTATGTGAAGGCTGGCACCACGGCCTCCACGAACCCAACCGCTTCTACGGGCATGACTGAGATCCTCAGTCTGACCAACGCAGGAATCCAGGGCACTAGCTCGACTACCGACGTGCTGGACTACGGCTCGACTCAGGGCTATAGCGCCAGCTTGGTGACAGGGCAGAGCTACACCGTGCCATGCACCATGAATCTCAACCTGAATGACGCGGGCTACAAGATCTTGCGTCAAGCTGCTCTGGATGCAGCCATGGGCGTCACTGTGGAGTGGTTCCGTGAATCGCCTGAGATGAGTTCCACCGGCAGCCCTGAATACAACAGCGGCGTGGCCTTCGTCACCGACTTCTCCGAAGACATCCAGGCTGGCAACGTGGCCAGTGTTTCGTTCACCTTGACCGGCTATGGCGCCCCGTCATGGGTGGCTGAGAGCAACACCTGAGGCTAACTAGAGAGCGAGCAAGGGGATCTCAAGCGGTGGGCTACGGCCCGCCGCTTTTTGTTAGAGGCTTATGCCGCTGAGCTTGCGCCACTGCTCAGCAAAGTAGGCATCGAGCGGGGCATTCTCTAGGGCTGGCTTGATCCAGTTCCGGCCCGGCACCAGTGTGCCCTTGCTGGTGGTGTAGCCGGTGAGGATCAGCGGGGCATAGGCAAACCCGCCTTTGCTCTTGGCATCCCACGTGAAGGTGATCGTGGTGCGACCGTCAAAGCTGCGGCGTTGTGAGCGCAGGAAACCGCCTAGGTCCACGATGTCGCGGGGGCTGGTGACGGTGGCGCCATTGCGGCGTTTGGTTTGCCGAGGCCAACCGAACTGCGGCGATTGGATCTCCTCTTTGAGCTGGCGATCCAGCACGGTCTGGTAAGTGCCGAGGATCTGCGGCACCCGCAGCTTCAGTTGGTTGGCATTCCAACCGGTCAGCTTGAACGAAGCGCGGACCTGAACCGCCATTAGCCCTGCACGTAGCGAGCCAGCCGGATCTTGTCTCCCAGCACCTGCTGCAGTGTGCTGCCGATCAGGCCGCTGCTGCCGTAGGGGAAGCGGCCGTTAATCACCTCACACTCAATCACACCTTGGCCGGCGAAGTTCAGCGTGCCGGTAATGCCGGGTTTGATGCGGGCATCGAGAGCCTGCGGGCTGACGGCATAGCCCTCATAGGTCTCTACATCAGTGTCCACACCAGGAAAGCCTGAGTTGTTGGTGCCGGCCTGACGCAGATACAAGCTGACGGTGACAGCTTCGGTGGCCGGTGCAATGTTCCCGGTAACGGGATCGGTCATGGTGCCAACGGTGGGCACGGTGAAGACAGCCGTGGCGTTGGCGAGAGCAGCGAGAGCGCTTGTCATGGCCTAGGTTCCCGCGTCTGAAGGCAACCTAAAAGCAACGAGAAGCTGTGTTGTGGCCGAGAGTCTGGGCGCTGCTGTATTAACGGTCAGCGTTGATGACGCTCAGCTCAAAGCAGGTTTGCAAGCGGCTGAGCGACAGGCCAAATCAACTGGTCAAAACATTGAACAGGCGTTTACAAAGTCAGGCAAGCCGTTGCAAACGGCTGCAAACGGATTGCAGTTTTACATCGATGCCCAAGGCAAGGCTAGAGAGGCCTCCGGCAGGTTCTTGTCAATTGCTCAGCGTCAAGCGGCTGGCATTGAAGACGTAGGAAGGAGTGCTGCATCAGCTGGCTTGAATCTGCGCGGCCTTGGCACTGCATTGGCTGGCGTTGGTGTTGGCGCTGCTCTGACAGGTTTTTTGCGCAGTTCGATTAACGCGGCTGTTGAGCTGGATTCCATCACTCGGAAACTCAGTAATACCTTGGGGGAGCAGGGTGCGGGTCGCGCTCTTTCTTTTACTAAAGGCCTCTCGGATCAGCTGGGCCTGAGCTTTAAGACGCTGGCCAGCAGCTTTGGCAGCTTCACCGCTGCCGCCACGGCAGCAAACGTACCACTTCAAGAGCAAGAGCAACTCTTTGCTGCTGTTTCTAAGGCAGCGCAGGCTCTTGGCTTGAGCAATGACGAGATCAATGGCTCATTGCTGGCACTGCAGCAGGTTGCTGCTAAGGGCACCGTCCAGCTAGAGGAGCTGCGCGGTCAACTGGGTGAGCGTTTGCCGATTGCCTTTGGCGCTACGGCTCGCGGTCTCGGAATCACTCAGCAAGAGCTAATCAAGCTTGTGGAAACTGGCCGCCTGAGCGCTGATCAGTTCTTCCCAGCATTAACTAAAGGCCTCAATGAACTAACTGCTGGTGCTGGTGGAACCGAGACCGCAGCGCAGAATTTCCAGAAGTTGGCCAACGCATGGGATGAGCTACAAACCAGCTTTGGTCAAAATCTGTTGCCTTCTATCCTGCCGCAGCTAGAAAAGCTGACCAAAGCATTGGAGGGCATCGGGGTTGTCACCCGTGCCAACAAACTAGGCCTTGGTGGCGGGGCAATCACAAATGCTTTGGGAGTGATCCCCGAGCAAGGTGCTGAAGCTGTTGGTGCCTTGAAGGCACTGCAAGCACAGTTCAACCTGACCGAAAAGCAAGCCAATGCCCTGTTTACTGATGCTGTCGCATCAGTTGGTGGGCGCACCAATGCTTTTGGGCAGCTGACGTTAAGTGCCCAGCAATTTGAGGCCGTTCTAGGCCGTCTGCCGGGATTGGCTGAGCAGTTTCGAGCCAAGAACAAAGATGTCACTGGTGCACTCAAGGCACAGGAGGCAGAAGCGGCCCGACTCCTGAAGCTCAGTCAACAGCGCACTCAAGAAGAGCAAAAGGTTCTCGACCGTCAGCTGCTTCAAAGCAGAGCCAATCTTGAACTGCAGGGCATTGAGGAGCGCACGGCAGCCGCTAAAAGTCTGGTCACCTTGGAAGGCACTGCCTTGACAGTGCTGCAAAACCGTTTAGGCGTTCAAGAGCGCATACGCATTGCTCAAGAAGCTGAGCTTGAGCTGCAACGGGAATTAGCTAAGCCAGCGGGTAATGGTAAAGATGGCACACGCAGTAGTGAGCGTGTTGATACTCTCCTGATCGCTCAGCAAAAAGCCAATGAAGAAGTGCAGCTTGCCTATGCAGAGGCTGGTGCCAGCTTGGTCAAGAATGCAAACATCGCAGCGGAGGCACTAAAAAGTGCTCAGGAAAGCATTCAAGGTGTATTGCGTGGTGGTTTTGAGTTCTTGACGCCTGGCCTGCAGCAGGAACAGGTGATACGTGCACGAGCTGCTGTTCAACCGCTTGTGGATCGTGGTGTGATTCGTCAAGGTGTCGACATTAGTACGCCTGAGCGGTTGTTTCAGCTGGCCAACTTTGCAGAGAGCTTTAGCAAGGCTGAAAACGATTTGGGATTAGCGATTTCAGAAAATACCAAAGCTCAACGAGCACTGACTGAAAAGGATTGGGCCGTCAACGTCGACGTGAATGCCACGACCGGCGCCTACGCCGTCCAACTGGGCTAAGCCATGACTGTCTCCATCGGCGCCTTCACTACCGCCAAACTCCTCGCTCAGCCCTTTGGCTACGAGGAAGCCACCACCCGCGATGGCCTGACCGCCCGGCGTTGGACCGTCAGCGGCCTACTCACCGCTACTGAGTGGCAGTCGCTGCTGAGCGTTTACAACACCTGGCGCGATGCACGCATCCAAGACGCCGACAGCGTGGCGGCCAACAGCGTTGGCACCACCGTCAGCTTGACCGCTAGTGCCAATGGCATCAGCTGGAGCGGTGTCGGCTGCTGGTTCACCAGTGCGCCTAGCGGCGATCAGGCTGGCCGCTACATCCAGGCCAGCGTGGAGCTGGTCGATGCAGCACAAGCGCTGCAGGTCGCGTTGCGGCAGCGTGAAAAAGCAAGGAGCGCGGAAGATCGCCCCGCCCTTGGCACCTTCACCCTTGGCAGTTGCACTCTGACCCTATTGCGCCCGCCTGTTACTTATCAGGACGTGCCGCAGTTGCAGCTCACCGCTGCAGGCACCAGCTATCTGACCGGACCGCTCACGGCAACCAAGGTGTATGCGCTGGAAGGCGAAACCAACGCTTCTGGATGGACTGCCTTGCAGAGCTGGTTCGAAAGCACCATCGGCACCACACCAGCAGCAGGTGCCTACTTCCCCTTGAGCGCACCTACGGCCACAGCGGCCAATGACGTGGTGAACGGCCTCAAGGTCATCACCTACACCGTGACCCTGAGCGTTGGAGTGGCGCAATGACAGTCGACGTTCGCGCCAAGGTCTTCTGCAACCTCGGCACGATTATCAGCGGGAACCTGGCTGATGAAGCGCTCAGTGCTGGCCAAGGCTTGATTAGTTGCCGGGGGCAGCTGGTGCTTGCTGGGTTGAGCACACCAGCGGTGGGCAGCGTCGTCAACATCGGCTGGCAACGCGGCAGCACCATCGCACGCTTGCCTCGCACGCTGCGAGTGCTGAGCAGCTTTGCCAACCCGTTCACGCGCCAGACCACGGTGCAGCTCGGCGACAAGCTTGTGTTCCTCGCCAACCTGAAGGGCAAGAAGGCGGAGGAAGAGCAGCCAGCCGAGGATCAAAGCAATGGCCCTGAGCCCAACGACTACCCCAGCAGCGACTACGACTGGCAGCCACTAGAGCTGTGCTATCTGCCTAAGGCGGGCGCCAAGCCCTACAACTTCTCAGACCCGAAGGCCGCCAGCCAGCTGACGGTGCGCGAGGACAACGCGCTTAATCCCGCCAAGGTGATGAACCGCGCCCCGATGGGCATCTATGCCAGCTCAGTGCTGCAGAAGTGCTGCTTTGCCTTGGGGATTGCGAGCACCGGCAGCGCCCTCACCAACGTTTACCAAGACGACTTTGATCTGAGCGCTGGCTACGTGTCGGTGCTGGATCAGCTGATCAGTAGTGAATCGCTGTTTGGCTACCTCAATGAAAGCGAGACGCTGGTGCTGCGCGGCTGGGACGGCACCGGCACCGGTCCGCTCCTGGATGAGAACAACATCATCGAATTGAGCGGCATCAACAGCGGTGTGCTGCCCGGTCAGGAGGTGACCGTCAGCTTTGACAGCAAGCGACTGGATCCAACCGCAGCCGATCAGGCACAGGACGAACTCGATCAAGAGGAGGCAGCAGAGGAAGTGCTGGATGACCCCACCAGCACCGAGGAAGAGAAGGAGGCTGCGCAGAACGAACTGGATGCCTTGGCCGAGGAAAAACAGCTGCGCGATTGGGAGCGCGATGAGGCTGTTACCTACAACCAGGAATACAACTTCTTTGTGCAAGACGATGAGGGTGCCATCGTCTACACGCTGAGCGTTGCGCACAACCCCCGCAGCGTCACCCTCAGCTACTACGACGAGAGCGACTACAAGACCAAGGCGATCAGCACCGAAGAGCGGATCTTTGCCGGGGAGCTGGGCTCCATCCTGCAGGCCAAGATTGAAAACCTCGTCAACAATGAAACGCTGACATCACAGGAAGAGCTGCGGCTGATTCCACAGTTTGCACGGCAGGAGCTGCTGTTCCGCACGGAGGAATACCTCGAATATGAACCGATCAAGCAGGAGGAGGCTGCCGACTCTTTAGCTCTTGATCCTGATCTGCTCTGCGCTGACCCCGATGGTGTGGAGCGCGTCGCTGATGAAGATGCGGACCAAGATAAGCGCGTTGAAAAGCAGCAGGTCCGTCAGACCGTTACGCGCTTTGAGCCGATTGAGGCTCTGATCGGCAAGCTCAACATCAGCGGCATTGATTGGGGCGAGTTCGATCTCGGCACCCTGCCCAGCGGCGAATACGAAGCCGAGCGCACGGTGATCACCTACGTCACCAACCAACCCGAGGGCCAAACCAAGACGCGCACCGACCGCTACCTGGCCTATGGCCTGACGCAGAACGGCCAGCAGGACACCGCAGAAAAGGGTCAGGTCACCACTGATCTCAATGGCCTGAACGACCTGATTGCATCAGCAAAGCGTCTGGTGTTTGAAGGCACGAGCATCGCGATCCAGCAGGACCGCACCTTTGGCGTCCAGCAGCGCCCCAGCACTGAGGCTCGCCAGGAAGCGCTGAAGGAAAAGCAGGCACCAGTCGGTGCCACCAACGACGAAGGCCGCCAGCAGGCCGAGCTGGAGCAAGAGAACAGCACGGTCGAAAGCAAGCCCAAGACCGAGCTGGCGATGCCGCTGGCTTCTGACGATGCCGTGGTGTGGACCGCCAGCAATGGCTATGAGTTCGTCGGCAGCAATGCCATGAGCCAAGCGTTGCGCTACGCCCGCACGCAGAACGCAGTGATGTTTGGCAACCGTGCTGGTGTCTCGCTGCAGGTGCCGGCTTATGTGATGCCGCTCTATCCGCTGAGTGCGGTGTACCTGCAGGCGGCCGGGTTGACGGCGGCCTACAAGGCCAACGGTCTGAGCTGGAGCTTCAACAGCGACGGCATCCTCGGCGCCATGGATGCGCTCTATGCCGGTGCGGTCAGCGGCAGCGGCACCTTCTGGATGCCGGTGGCACCGGGCATCACCAGCCTTCCGAGTGATCCAACCGTGACGACTGGCACCGGCGCCCCGGCTAACAGCACCACCACCCCTAGTGGTTTCAATCCGACAGCACCAGGGGCAGTGTTCGCCAGCCTGCCCACCGGCCAAGCGCCCAGTTATGCGAAGAGCATTGCCCCTACGGCACTGGTGCCCTACGTGAATGAGCGGGTGCCATTAGTGGCGGGCACTAGGACCGCTCTGAGCGTGACCGCACTGGACTATGCGCTGACGTTGCCCACGGGCACGGCGGTGCTGGTAACCAAGGCCGAGATCGCCGTGGCAGCCAGGTTGGCTGCCGATGCCACCACCTTTACTGCTTCAGGCCAATCCGCTGCCTTCGCCTACAGCCGCAAGCTCAGTGCTGAGGCCGGCAGCCTTGCGGCCACAGGGTTTGGCGCTGGCTCGATCCGCGACTACCGCATCGGCACCAACTTCGGCACCTTTGTTGCTACGGGTCAGAACGCCAACTTCGTCTATCAGCGGGCGCCGTTTGCTGTAGACGCTGGCAGCGTGGAGCTGAATGGTCAGGACGCCGGGTTCCGCAAGGGCATCATCTTGGCGGCAGAGGCCGGTGCGTTGATTGTTAGCGGTCAAGATGCCGGCAGCCTGCGCAGTTACAGCTCCTCTGCGGATGCTGGCAGTTTTGCTGTTACGGGTCAAGCCGCATCCCTTGGCTTCCCGCCCAACGTGGCATTGTTGCTGCATATGGATGGCGCAAATGGTGGCAATACCTTTGCTGATTCCAGCGGCAAGAATTACACGGTTACTCCCTCGTCGGGAATGACTACGAGCACAACGATTGTTAAATTTGGCTCGGCGTCCGCTTATGCATCAACAACAAGTCACTATTTGAGCATGACTGGTGCCACTGCGGCAAATATCTTTGGCTTTGGATCCGCTAACTTTACCGTCGAAGCTTGGATTTACCCAACACAAAGCACCACGAGTGCCTCAATCTACGCCTGGGGAATTACAAGCAGTATTGTTCCTTCCAGTTTCTTGGAGGTTAACACAACGAGCGGCAGCTTGTCGTTCTTGTATTCAACAAATGGCTCTAGCTCCACACAGCTGAGTGGTGGGGCAGCGGGTTTGTTAACCAATGGATGGCACCATGTTGCCATTGCTCGTGAGGGCAGCACAATGCGCGGTTTTATTGACGGCGTACAGGTTTTTAGTGGCGCGATTTCTGGCACCATTGCCAACCAGTCAGCGCGGAGCGGCTACATAATGACAACAAATGGAGGCTCCAATACTTTCCTTGGATACCTAGATGAGTTTCGGGTTATCAAGGGAAGCGCTATCTATACAGGTAATTTCGTGCCACCCACTGCAGCGTTCCCGAATCCTTAGTCGCCGGCAAACTAGCTCCAAAGCCCTGCGTTCATGGCTGCGTTCAATAAGTTCAACAGCTTTGTTGAAGCACTCGCTGAAAAGGTCCACAACCTCGGCGGCGATACCCTCAAGGTCATGCTGACCAATACAGCACCCGTTGCCACCAATACCGTCAAAGCAAATTTGACGGAAATCAGTGCTGGTAACGGCTACACCGCTGGGGGCAATACGGCCTCGGTCACTAGCTCGGCGCAAACCTCCGGCACCTACAAGCTGGTGCTGGGCGACCCGGCCACCTGGACAGCGACAGGCGGCAGCATCGGCCCGTTCCGCTATGCCGTGCTCTACAACGACACCGCCACGAACGATGAGCTGATCGGTTGGTGGGACTACGGCTCCAGCATCACACTCGCCTCAGGTGAATCCTTCGCCGTGGACTTTGATCCCACCACCGGCGTGCTGACTCTCGCTTGATATGGCACTCACCAGCACGATCAGCACCAAGGAGCTGCAACGCCAAGCGGCCGCAGCGTTTGAAGGCAAGACCTACACGATCTTCCTCGCCAATAACACCGGAACCCTCACCTCGGAATCCACCGCTGCAGCCTGGATTGCAGCCAAGGTCTCTGGCGGGGGCTACGCCGATGTGACCGGCACCATCGGCACCGGTAGCTACAGCACCGGCAACGCTCGCTATGAGCTGCCTGCCATCAACGCCACCTTCACCGCCACCAGTCCTGGCTTCACCTACGACACGGTGTGCGTGCGGATTGGCACCGAGACCTACCTGCACTCCATCCTCGTGGAGTTGCCCAACATCGCCATGGCGGCTGGGCAGAGCAAGACCTACAGCATCACGTTCGCGCAAGACGACTGAGGCTGAGCAATGAGCACCAACATCCAGATTGATGTGGTGCTGCAGCGCCTGCAGGAGCAGGCCAAGCAGGTGTTAGATCAGAACCGCTCAGAGCGACAAGAGCGCGAAGATCAGCAGCGCCTCAGCACAGATGCGCAGCAGCGTGAGACGCGAGAGCAGCGTATTGCCCGCAGTCAGAAGGAGCAATCGCTGGCAGCCCAGCGAGCGCAAGCCGCAGAGGAACAATCCGGTGTTCCGGATCCCTATAAGAAACGCCGCCCTGCCGCTCAACGCCAAGACGAGGGCAGCACCATCGGTGTGCAGTACACCACC